TCCAATGACCAAGGTTATAAAGACGAGTTTGTTTTAATACTGGTATCAGCACCAGTATTATTATTGATTTGGTCCGTCTTCTCGGGAGATCCTGATATTCAAATGAAGTTGGATTTGTTCTTCGAGAAATTTGGTAGTCTACCTTTTTGGTACCAATCGATTTTTATTGGTGTCGTCGCATCGATATACGGACTCAAAACAGCTGATATTATGAAGAAGAAGTGAAGTTCCACGAATACTGGGACAACGAGAATAAACTACTAGAACTTTCATATAAAGAATCTATTAGACAAAGGGAGGAAAGAAGATGCAAGAACAAGACAAGTGTGCCTGTCACACAAAAGAAAAAGAACAATCGGGGGAATGTTGTAAAAAAGAAAAGCCCAATGCTCTAGATGAGTTTTGGACTTCATTAGGAGAACCCGATAAATGCAAGAAACCGACCCAGTAAACGTAATATATAAAATCCAAAGAACAATTGAAGAGATGATTGACAGCAACGCGCAAGTGTTGATGAGCGGAGGTATTGACAAAATGGAGAAATATATGTATATTTGCGGCAAGATTCACATGTTGGATCAAATCAAACAGGAAATCTCTAACCTGCTAAACCCAAAGGAGCCAGAACCCGATGACGAAACAAACATCACACGCCTTAGAGACTAAATATAAAAAAGAGGCGGAACAAGCCAAAGAAGAAACTCAAGAAACAAACTTAGAAAAATTACCGGAACCCACTGGATGGCGTTTACTGGTTATGCCGTTTGCAGTTAAAGAAGAAACTAAAGGCGGAATTATTATTGCACAAGAAACATTAGACCGAGCACGAGTATCAACGCAAGTTGGTTACGTGTTAAAGATGGGCGACCTTTGTTACGCAGACAAAGATAGATACCCCACTGGTCCGTGGTGCAAAGAAAAAGATTGGGTGATATTTGCAAGATACGCAGGATCACGCATGGAGATTGATGGTGGAGAGATAAGAATGTTAAACGATGATGAGATACTAGGGACCATAGCTGATCCTGAAGATATCTTTCACGCAATGTAAACCATAAGGAGAAACCTATGCTAGAAGAAGAAAAAATAGACGTTGGAGACAACGAAGAACAAGAAACAGAAATTGATCTTGATGCGACAGCGCCGGAACAATCTTTGGAGGAAGAAATAAATGTCGAAGAAATTAGTGAAGACGATAATAAGTCCGAAAACACAACTACGGAATCTACTGAACAGTCTAATGTTCAAGCAGATAAAGAAGAACTTGGAGAATACTCCGAAGGCGTCAAAAAAAGAATAGCTAAACTTACGCGTAAGATGCGTGAAGCTGAAAGGCAAAAAGAAGAAGCTATTAAATATGCTCAAGGTATTTATCAACAAAGCCAAGAACAAAAAAATCAACTTACTACTCTTGGTAGTCATTATACTAATGAGCTAGAAGCTAAAGTAAATAGTGGTTTGGATGCAGCTAAACTTGCATATAGAGCCGCTGTTGAATCTAAAGACATTGATGCACAAATAGCAGCACAACAAGCTATAGCAGAAATGACTATGGAAGATGCTAGATTAAAAAACGTTAAAGCATCTCGTGCCAGAGTACAACAAGAAACAGAACAAACACAACAACAAACTATAGCTTCTGCTGCTAGAGAAATGCCTACAAGTAATGACATTTACAGTGCAGCACAAAAAATAGACCCAAAAGCAGAAGACTGGTCCGCGAAAAACGCTTGGTTTGGCACCGATAATGCCATGACTTACACTGCTTTTGACATACACCGAAAACTTGTGGAAGAAGAAGGATTCGACGCAAATTCAGATGATTATTATTCTGAAGTTGATCGAAGAATAAGACTTGAGTTTCCACACAAATTTGGTACTATAGAGAATTCTACAGCTGAACCCGTTCAGAATGTAGCTAGTGCTCGACGTCCGGCTCAAAATAAAGGACGCAGAAAAACTGTGAAACTCACACCTTCACAAGTAGCAATTTCTAAAAGATTAGGTGTGCCACTCGAAGAGTATGCGAAACAACTATCGCTAAAGGAGGTATAAGCATATGACTAAAAAAGAAACAGAAACTACTGTTAAAACTTCCCGCGTGAGTCAAACAAGGGCTAAAAATGAAAAGCCAAAAGTTTGGGCTCCTCCGTCTTCATTAGACGCACCACCTGCTCCGGAAGGATTCCGACACAGATGGTTACGAGCAGAGAGTATGGGCGAAGATGACGCTCGTAATATCTCTGGAAAAATTAGATCCGGATGGGAGTTTGTGAGAGCAGACGAATATCCAGGTACAGATTTTCCCGTAATCGAAAATGGAAAGTATGCAGGTTTAATCGGTGTAGGCGGCCTTGTGCTGGCAAGGATATCTGAAGAACTCGCACAGTCACGTGAGGCTTATTTTAATAATAAGACTAAAGAACGTGAAGACGCTGTACAGAACGATGTTTTAAAGGAACAGCATCCAAGTATGCCGATCAATCAAGATCGACAGACTCGTGTAACCTTTGGTGGCTCAAAGAAATAATCTTTGAACTACTGATTTAATCAACTAACCCTTTTAAGGAGGATAAAAACTATGGCTAATACAGACAGCCCAATGGGTTTTAATCCAGTTGGAAAAATCGGAAGTGGTCCATCTCAAAAAGCAGCTGAATATGACGTAACAAATGACGTTATATTTCAGGGCGACGCAGTACAGATTGCAGGTAACAGTGGTGTTTTAACACAAGCTGGAACTGGAACTACTAACGTTGGTGTTTTTTGGGGATGTAACTTTGATGACTCAACAGGAAAACCCGCATTTAAAAACCAATCAGCAGCAGGACAAGCGTCTAAGGCGTTTGTTTATGATGATCCTTACCAAGTTTTCGAACTACAAGGTGATTCAGGAACAAACTCTGCACAGACCGATATAGGCAGAACAGCCGATATCGTTGTAGGCACTGGTAACACAACTAACGGTATCTCAGGTATGGAACTTGATGCATCCGACATAGGAACAGGAGCGAACGTTCGTATTATAGGCTTTTCAGGAAATGCCTCACGAAACACGATCGGTGCTGCAAATATGTTGTATGAAGTTCTAATAGCAGAGCATCTGTATAAATAATAGCAGGAGGATTTAAAAAATGGCTATATCAAGACAACAACTAGCAAAAGAGCTAGAGCCAGGTCTAAATGCATTATTTGGACTTGAGTACAAACAATACGAAAATCAACACACGGAGATTTTCGACACTGAAAACAGTGACAGAGCTTTTGAAGAAGAAGTAATGTTATCTGGTTTCGAAAACGCATCTGTTAAAGCAGAAGGTGCAGCGATCGTATACGATAACGCACAAGAAACTTTTACTGCAAGATATCAACACGAAACTGTTGCGTTAGCATTTAGCTTAACGGAAGAGGCGGTTGAAGATAACTTGTATGACAAAATTTCTACACGTTATACGAAAGCATTAGCACGTTCTATGGCTAACACAAAACAGATCAAAGCGGCAAGTGTATTAAACAATGCATTTACGGCTGGCGTAGTTGGTGGCGACGGAGCAACTTTATGTTCTGGTCAAACTGCTGGTAGAGCTGCTGGTCACCCGACCATTGCTGGAAAATTTGTGAATGAATTATTAGTTTCGGCTGATCTTTCTGAAACATCTTTAGAGCAATGTTTGATCGACATTGGCAACCTAACTGATGAAAGAGGCTTAAAAATTGCAGCTAAAGGTATGAAACTTATTATACCTTCAAACCTGCAGTTCGTAGCTGACAGAATCATGAAGTCTGCCCTAAGAGTTGGCACAGCTGATAATGATATCAATGCAATGAAATCAATGGGAATGATTCCACAAGGATACGTGGTAAACAACTTCCTAACTGATGATGATGCATTCTTCATTAAAACTGATGTTCCTAACGGAATGAAACACATGGTAAGAGCGCCAATCAAAACTGCTATGGAAGGCGATTTTGAAACTGGCAACATGAGATATAAAGCTAGGGAAAGATACAGCTTCGGTTGGTCTGATCCTAGAGGTATCTTCGGATCTCCAGGTGCTTAAGCATTAGTTTAAGACTTTAATTAAGGGGGCTTCGGCCCCCTTTTTTATTTGCATATTATTATTTAAAAGCGTATACTTCGTTCTAATGAACTGAGATAACCCTTTAGTGTAGACGTACTCAGACGACGGCCTAGAGACTACACTAAAATAACTAGGAGAAAAATTATGGCTTCAACAACTTTTTCCGGTCCTATTAAAGCCGGAACAATCAAAGAAACTGCTGGTAGTACACTCGGCAAAAACGTAAAAAATACAGGACAAGTATTAATGTCTCAAACTCATCTGATTGATTTATCAGGTGGTGCGATTGCTGCAGGATCAACTGATATGGTTATTCCAGCAAACTCACAAATAGTAGATGTTATTTTAGACTCTGTAACTGCTGCATCAGGTGCAACCAATTTAAGTATTGGTGACACTGTAGGTGGAGCTGCTACAATTGTTAATACTTTTGCACTAGGAACAGCTGTTGGTCAAAAAAGACCGACAACAGAAGCTGGTGGTGCATTAGCTTGGTCTGATACTGGATCTGCTGATATAAAGTTAACAATAACTACTTCAGCGGCTACTAATGCCGGAACAACTAGAGTTACAATTGTTTACGCACAAGATAATAACTTAGGTTAATAAATAATTAATGTGGGGCTTTGGCCCCACATATTTTAAGGAGACAATATTATGGGCGGTGGATCATTTACATCAGATCAAAGAACAGCACATCTAGCAGCCGACGGTCAATTAGTGACGGGACCTTGTAGAGTTACATCTATTCAAGCAGAAGGCGCAGGAAGTTCAACTGTTGTGTTATACGACGGAACTTCTGCGGCAGGAACAGCGCACACTTTTAAATTTGGTACAGAGGGACTAAGTGTTTTTGTTCCTGGAAGTGGTATAAGATTTAAGACAGGTGTGTTTTTAGATTTAACAGCTACTCCAGGCGTTACTGTAACATTTAACTAGGAGGTTCAATGACATCATCCGGTACATCTACTTTTGAAAGTGGGTTTTTAATCGATGATATTATTGAGGAAGCCTACAATAGAATAGGTCTTAATAGCATTAGTGGTTATCAATTAAAATCAGCAAGACGTTCTTTAAACATAATGTTTCAAGAATGGGCTAATAGAGGTTTGCACTATTGGGAAATAGGACAAGCTAATATAGATTTAGTTGAAGGCCAAGCAGAATATAAATTTTTTAGATCTACTGCTGATGGTACCAGTGCAGTAACTGATCCCGTAAATTTATATGGTTTGGATGATATATTAGAAGCAACTTATAGAACTAACAAGGGTACTACTAGTCAATCAGATAATAGTTTAACTAAAGTTGACAGAAGTACTTACCAATCTTATTCTAATAAATTAACAAAAAGTCAGCCATCACAATATTATGTACAAAGATTTATTGATAATATCACCCTTACGATTTATCCTGTTCCTGATTCAACTGCCGCTGCTAATTTTGCAAATATTTTTTTTACTAAAAGAATTCAAGATGTGGGCGGATATAGCAATACTGCTGATGTTCCTTATCGTTTTGTTCCTTGTATGTCTGCTGGTTTGGCTTATTATTTAGCACAAAAAGATCGACCTGATTTAGTTCAACAATTAAAAATGCTATATGAAGATGAATTAAATAGAGCTTTAATTGAGGATGGCTCTTCAACAAGTACTCATATAACTCCACAGAATTATTATCCAAATGTCTAGTTTTTCTACAGGTAAAAATGCATTAGCTATCTCAGACAGAAGTGGTCTAGCTTTTCCGTATAAGGAAATGGTTACAGAATGGAATGGCTCTAGAGTACATTACACAGAGTTTGAACCTAAACACCCACAGTTAATTTCTAGAATACATAGAGGTGATAGAATTTCTTTACAATTTGCTCGACCAGATAGAGTAGAGCCACCAGTACCACTAGTATTAACTAATAACGCTTTACAAGCAGGTCCAACTGATAGTGAAATAATTACAGTTACTCTACCAGGACACGGTTATAAAGTAGGTGATGTTATTAGAATAGACGGATCTGTATCTTTCTTTCCTCAATACCCAGAAGTATCTCACTTAGAAGATACTGATATTGATATCGCTGCTGGTCACACAATTACAGCAGTAACATCAAATACTTTTGATTTTAATCCTAATGATCAAATTACTGCTTGGTTAAATGCAAACGCTATTTCCGGTACTACAACTGTTTATGTAGATATGGATGGAGTTTTAACAGAATATTATCAAGCTATTGCTACTTATGCTAATTCAGTTGGTTTATTACCTTTTGGACAAGACTGGTATAACCTAACACCTGCTATAGAAATTCAATCACTACAGCAAGGTGCAATTGATTTTGCAAACCTTGGAAAACGTGCTGAAGCAGATGCTTTAGTTGATTTAGTAATTTCTAAAAATGGCAGCTGGGCAGTTTTATCTACCGGACCTACTTATAACGCTGTAAAAACAGCTTGGATTAATGCAAGATATACAGGCGCGCGAGCTCCGGTAAGTATGGACTTTGCAACTAACTTTGATAAAGGACCCTTTGGTGGTGCCAACAAATTATTAATTGACGACAGAACTACTTACATAGATCAGTTTGAAGCTGCGGGTGGTAAAGGCTTTAAATATTGGGAAAGTGGTGGTATAAAAAACTTTGGAGGACGTAATATGTCTATTACTAAAATATCAACATGACCACATATACAGAACTAAAACAACAGATATTAGACTATTGTGAGACCGATGCGGCGGTTGTTACAGACGTTATTATCAATGATATAATAGCACATGCAGAGGATAGAATATTTAGAACCGTAGAACTTGATTGTTTTAAAGAATATGTAAATGGTAATACAGCGGCTAATAACAGATTTGTATTATTACCAGGATACAGTTCAAGTGATCCTACTAAACCAACTATTAGTGATATCGCTACTATTAGATATGTAACCTTGTACACCGATTCGGGGACCAAGGAACGTCATGAATTGGTTCGTGTTGATGTAGATTTTTTAAACGAATATTACCC